AAAGTCCTTGGATCAACGTCTTTCGATGTAGTTGAAGAAGAAACAGCCTTATCACCAGATATATTTGACACAGCAGACTAATGAACCCAGAATACAAAAAAATATTCGACTCTTTAAAAGAGGAGAAGGACCTAGACTCAGTAGACAGTCGAGTGCTATTAATAGACGGGCTAAACACCTTCTTGAGAGCATTCGCTGCTATTGGTTGGGTTAACAAAGACCTATCACATATTGGTGGTTTAACTGGCTTTTTAAGGTCGTTAGGCTATGTTATTAAATTAGTTAGACCAACTAGAGTGATTGTAGTGTTTGATGGGCAAGGCTCATCTACAAACAAAAGGTACATTTACCCAGAATATAAAGCTAATCGTGGACTCACGAGAGTTACTACTTGGGATTCATTTGAATCACAGCAAGAAGAGTCTGACTCTATTACTGAACAATTAGTAAGACTAATCTCGTATCTAAAGACACTACCAGTCGACATGATCTCTATTGACAAGATAGAAGCAGATGATGTTATTGGTTATATTAGTCAAAAGCTTACTGGTGAAGTTACAATCATGTCCAGTGATCGTGACTACTTACAGTTAGTGTCTGATAAGGTAACAGTCTACTCGCCTACAAAGAAGAAGTTCTATGATCATGATCTAGTGCTTACTGAGTATGGTGTTAGCCCTAACAACTTCTTGACACAAAAGATATTGTTAGGTGATTCTGGAGATAATATACCTGGTGTAAAAGGACTCGGTTCTAAGACAATGTTGAAAGAGTTTCCTGAGTTAGCGAAAGATGATCTAGTAACTCTAGATGATGTTCTAGCAAAGTGTGATGGTAGGAAAAAGATACTAGAGTCGATCAAGAACTTCGAGTTTCAACTTAGAATCAATCAAAGGCTCATGGATCTAAAGAGGCCTAATATACCAGAAGAAGCAGAAGAGGAAGTAAAAAGTGTGTTACTCAACCCAAATAAAGGCTATGATTCACAGAAATTTCTTACATTGTATCATGAGGATGAGTTAGGCAACTCAATCCAAAATGTACAAACCTGGCTTTTTAATCATTTTCACAATCTACAAAAGTATAAATAGTTATGTCGAATTTAAATCAGTTACAGCAGTACGGTATTGGTTTTCAAGTAAAGGTTTTATCTAGCTTACTAAAGCACAAAGAGTTTCTACAAAACATTAACGATATCTTAGATACCGAAATGTTTGACAATCCAGCGCACAAATGGATCGTAGGTGAGATACTACGCTTCTACTACAAGTATCATACAACACCATCTGTAGATGCACTACAAGTTGAAGTTAGAAAGATAGAGAACGAAGTGTTGAAGGTGTCAGTAGTAGAGCAGTTAAAAGAATCGTTGAAAGCATCTAATGAAGATCGTGAGTATGTAGAGCAAGAGTTTAGTAGTTTCTGTAAGAATCAACAGATCAAGAAAGCTATCTTAAATTCAGTAGGCCTTTTAGAGAAAGGTCAGTACGACGACATCAAGTATATGATGGACGCTGCGTTAAAAGCAGGGCAAGATAAGTCCATAGGCCACGAATATGAGAAGGATATTGAGACCAGGTATCGTGAAGAAGAACGCGCCGCTATACCTACAGCGTGGCCACACGTGAATGAGCTACTAATGGGAGGCCTTGGTTCAGGCGACCTTGGTATTATATTCGGTAATCCTGGTGGTGGTAAATCATGGATGCTAGTTAATATGGGAGCCATGGCAGTACAACGTGGTTACACAGTGTGTCACTACACATTAGAACTGTCTGAGTATTATGTAGGTAAAAGATACGACTCCTTGTTTACAGGGATCGATGTACAAGCTGTGCATAAACACAGAGGAGCCATTGAAGAAGCTGTGTCTAAGGTAAAAGGTAAGTTGATCATTAAAGAGTTCCCGATGGGAAAGGCAACTACACATACTATTGAGTCACACATCCAGAAGTGTCGTGATCTTGGATACCCTCCAGACCTGGTTATTATAGACTATGTTGATCTACTAAAGAGCAAGACTAAGTCAATTGACCCAAAAGATGCAATCGACGACGTTTACACTGCTACCAAAGGTATGGCAAGAGAATTGAAGGTGCCAATCTGGACAGTATCACAGGTTAACCGTGCCGGTGCCAAAGACGATGTAATCGAAGGTGACAAGGCAGCAGGTTCATATAACAAGATGATGATTGCAGACTTTGCTATGTCACTGTCTAGAAAAAGACAAGACAAGGTAAATGGTACAGGCCGTATACATATTATGAAAAATCGTTATGGCATGGACGGTATGACCTACGCTGCCAAGATCAGTACCAACAACGGATCAATTGAAATTAACCCTGACAGTCTAGATGATGACGAGTTAAATATAGAGACCTCAGCTCCAATCTCTGGCTCCAACAAAGGGTATAGCTCTAGTCTAGACCGTGATGAGAAGGCTTATTTAGCATCCAAATTTTTTGAGCTGAATATCTAAAGCCGATATTTATTAGAGAAAAACAGACCCACATGAATTTTTTGATAGATCTACTTAAAAAGGCAACCAAAGGAGATAACTTCCGTGTTAAAGCTACTCCAACAAAGTACAATGACAAGATTGCCCAATTAAACACTACTTCAAACAATCAGTTTGATAGACTAACTACATCTAAGATCAATCAGATTCAGAAGACTGGCAATTCTGTTTTGACTCAAACGAGCTCTAAAGGCTCTATCCTACCAGGTTCTTAATCGAACCTATCATCACTTAAGACTGAGAAACAGGTTATATTGTTGACTAGAAGGCTTACCGGTCTCTTAGAGGCCACTTTATTATATAAACTATTTTAAAAACTAAAACAAAAAATGGAATCGAAGGACATTCTTATCCCATGGGGCGAAATTGGATACATTACATTTAAAAGAACTTATGCTAGAAGACTAAAAGAGGATGATCCTAATTCTAAAACAGAAGAGTTTTGGCAAGTTGTACAGCGTGAACTAGATGCTTCAGACAAGCAGTTAAAAGTTGGCTTTACTGAAGAAGAGAAAAAGAGGTACGCTGAAATGAGACTTAACTTGAAGTTCTCTACAGCTGGTCGTTTTATGTGGCAGCTTGGTACAAAGACTGTAGATAAGCTAGGTCTACCATCACTTCAAAACTGTGCATTTGTTACAGTTAACAACCCTATTAGACCATTCACATGGGCATTTGAAATGCTAATGTTAGGTTCAGGTGTTGGCTACAATATCCAAAAACACAACGTTTATCAACTACCTAAAGTAAAAGGGAAAGTCAAGATAGAACGTAAAGACGTTAAAGACGCTGACTTCATTGTGCCAGATACACGTGAAGGTTGGGTGAAGTTGTTAGGTAAAGTATTGAAAGCGCACTTCTATTCTGGAGAAGGCTTCACGTATTCTACAATGATGATCAGATCTAAAGGCGCTACTATTAAAGGATTCGGTGGTACAGCATCAGGCCCAGAAGATCTTTGTTGGGGTATTGCTGAGATCAATAAGATATTGAATGGTCGTGCTAATAAGAAGTTGAGACCAATCGACTGTCTAGATATTATGAACATTATAGGCATGGTAGTAGTAGCAGGAAACGTGCGTCGTTCTGCACAAATTTCTATTGGTGACTATGATGACATCGAGTATTTGAAAGCTAAGCGTTGGGACCTTGGTTCTATTCCTAACTGGAGAGCTATGAGCAATAACTCAATTGTAGCACCAGAGAACACTGATGATCTACTTCCTGAATTCTGGGAGACTTATAACCAAGGTGAACCTTATGGTCTTATCAACTTAGAACTATCTAAAACAGTGGGTCGTACTGGTGAAACACAATATCCAGACCCAGAAGTAGAAGGGTTTAACCCGTGCGCAGAGCAATCACTTGCTAACTTTGAAACATGTTGTTTAGCTGAGGTATATCTACCTAATATTAACTCTTACGATGAGCTAAAAGAAGCAATCACATTTGCATACCGTATGAACAAACATTCTCTTGCTCTACACTGTTCTTTAAAAGAGACTGAGAACATTGTTCACAAGAACATGAGAATGGGAATCGGTATGACTGGTATTCTTCAAGCAACAGAAGAACAACGCTCATGGTTAAAAGACGCTTACGTATGGCTTCGTGAATATGACAAAGAATATTCAGCTAAACACAAATTCCCAGCTAGTATTAAACTAACTACTGTTAAACCTTCTGGTACACTTAGCTTGTTAGCAGGTGTAACACCAGGAGTTCACCCAAACCCAGCAGGGCCTTACTACATTCGCCGTGTGAGAATATCATCACAATCACCATTAGTTGATGTTTGTCGTCAGCATGGTTACCACATAGAATATCAACGTAAGTTCGATGGATCAGAAGACAAATCTACAATGGTAATATCATTCCCTTGTAAACTACCTCCAACTACACCAGTTGCCGCTGATTATGACTGGAAGACACAGATGGACATGGTACGTCGTATGCAAGCTGAGTGGAGTGACAATTCTGTAAGCTGTACTGTATACTACAAGAAAGAAGACATCGAAGACATCAAGAAGTACTTGAAAGAGCATTTCCGCCACGAAATGAAGACAGTATCATTTTTGTTGTATCATGGCCACGGGTTTGATCAAGCCCCTTATGAGACTATCACAGAAGAGCAGTACCTTGAAATGACAAAGAATGTCAAGCCAATTACGTCTGTTGAAGTGAAAGAGTCTGAAATGGAGCTAGCAGAGTGTGAAGGTGGATACTGCCCGGTTAAGTAAACCTTGGCATATTTATTTTTAGATGCCTATAACACTACTAAATACAACAGGCCTTGGGAGTTTTAGTCTGGTGAATAATACTAATCTAGGTAGTATTAGTATGACATCATCAGGTAGTGCAGCTCCGGCTCCTGTAACAGATCAAATCCAAGCACAGCTGTCAACTAGTCTAGCTGCATATAACGCAGCTACAGTAAACAACTGGGTAAAGATAACATCAGCAGAATATAGCAATATATTCAATAATATAGCAGGCGCTACTAAACGTGGTAATACTGATGTTCAAGTAGCTACAAGAGCGGTATCTGCAGGTTTTACTGAAATGCAGTTTTCATTGAACAACAATCCTAACACACCTCTTACTATCAATACAGGAGAGTATCCTATTGCTTTTGTTGCTGAGACCTGGAATGGTACAGCAAATGTACAGTTTGGTTATGATACAGATTATCATACAGGAGCACCTACCTATGGTAATAGTGTAACTGTGACCCCAGTAGGCGCTTGTTATTATGTAAGAAAAGCACCAACAGGTGTAGAGTCTGCTCCAGCATCACAGACATTATATCCGTCGCTTAAAATATCTGGTAACAGTTTTAATCTAGTACCTAATACTAGTGGATGGTATACAACGAATGGAGGTACAACATGGGTTTCTTTTCAAGGCAATGCTGGCAACGGCGCTGCTAAGTTTCAAATGATAGTTACATCAACAAAGTCATGGTAAAGAGTAAGAAAAAGAATCAGTTTATAGAGAACGTACATTATTATCTAGAAGGTGAAAGGATTGTTTTTACAGAACAATTTCACTTAGAACGTGGTCAATGTTGTGGTAGTGGCTGTAGACACTGTCCTTATGACCCTAAACATACAAAAGGCACTATAGACATAAAGAAGAAAGATAGGAAATAGTTTTGTATATTTATCTAAAATCACACAATGACATTTACTATTACTAGAGAGTATCTTTACCTTGGAGTAACAATACTACTTCTTTTAATCCAAGTGTGGCAGTTAAAAAAAGTGGACGTACTCAAAAGAGAGATTAAAGACCTTTGGGATCAAATTCATATTATTGCTATATCAGCTGGTAACACTATCCAAAAACTAGAAAAGAAGATCGATGAAAAACAAGACAAACAATGAAGAGTCAAAAGGACTAGGTGACACTATAGCCAAAATTACTCATGCAACAGGTCTAGATGTTGTAGCAGAAAAAGTTGCTCATGCTATGGGTAAAGAAGACTGCGGTTGTAATCGCCGTCGAGAGAAGTTAAACGAACTATTCCCTTATAAGACTGAAGATAAAAAAGACTAATCAAGTTTATGAATAAAAGTTATGTTACAGTTCAATCTCTTGACGCACTCAAAGAGATGGTTGATCACATTAAGGCACACGACCTTATTTCATTCGACACAGAAACAAATAGCCTAAACCCTCGTAAAGGCAAAATCATAGGCTTCTCTGTATCAGCTGAAGTTGGCAAAGGCTACTATATGCCTACTATGATATTCAAGGACAATGAACTACAAGACGCTTATATTGACGATAAGCTTTGTCATGACCTTGCAAAGAAAACTATTTCACTATTAATTGGTAAGAAGTTAGTGATGCACAACGCATCATTCGACTGTAGATTCGTTAAGTGCTTCTATGACGTAGACTTACTATCTAGCCTACATGTAGATACACTATTGTTAGTACATACTGTACGTGAAGAAGGTGCTGGCTTTATGGCAGGCTCATCATTTGGTCTTAAAGACATTGCTAAATCTATACAAAAAGAAATTGGTCTAGACGTTGAACAAGCTGCAAATGAAGAGCAGTTGAAGATGAAAGAGTCTATCAAGAACAATGGTGGATCAATCACACGTGAGAACTATGAGATCTGGAAAGCAGACCTTGAATTACTTTCAGAATACGCATCAGCAGATACTGACTTGACTCTTAGAATATATCACCACTTCATGAATACACTGAAAGAAGAAGGGCTAGAGAAGTTCTTCTTTGAAGAAGAGGTTATGCCTGTGTATAAAGAGGTGACTATTCCTATGGAGATGGTGGGTATGAAGATAGACCTTGATCTTATAAAGACTAGTCGTGCTAAAATTATAGAAGAGCTACAGAAGTATTCTGAGCTTGTTACAAAAGAGTTGTTGAAGCATGAGTCTGTTCGTGCTTGGATTATTATGAAAGCGTTAGACGCTTATCCACCTAATAATAAAGGTACATTCGCACAAGAGCTTTGTCGTGAAGCTAATCTAGAGCTTGAAGCGTCTGCTAAGACTGGCAAATACAGTTTAACTCAATCATCACTAATCAGGCTTCCTCAATCACCATACAAACACTTCTTATTACACGGTGATGAGTCTGTACTTGACAAAGATTTCATAACTAAGATTAGTCTTAGACTATGGAAACAAGACAATGATGGGCAGTTCTTCAATATACAATCTAAAGACCAGTTAGGTGAGATTGCGTTTGGTGTTCTAGGCATTAAACCTTTGTCTACTACTAAAACAGGTAAACCTCAATTTGACGACGATACTGTACAATCTATTGCAGGCAAATACGAGTGGGCCAAGAACTTGCGTATCTATAACCGACTACTCAAGATTAAATCAACATACATGGACCGCTTTCTTGACAATCAAGAAGATGGCCGTTACTACTTCTATTATAAACAACATGGTACAGTGTCTGGTCGTTATGGTTCAGATGCTCAACAACTTCCTAGACCTAAAGAAGAAGGAGATGACGAACCTATTGTTATCGAGTACAACAACTTAATTCGTGCATTCTTTATCCCAGAAGAGCATAACATATTTGTTGACTGTGACTATGAATCACTTGAGCCACATACATTTGCTCACGTATCAGGGGATGAAGGCCTAAAAGACATCTTTCGTAACAACTGGGACTTCTATTCTACTATTGCAATCAAGACAGAAGGACTTAATCAATATTCACCAGATAAAAAGGCACCTAACTTCTTACGTAAGCTTGAACCTAAACTACGAAATAAAGCAAAGGCTTATGCACTCGGTATACCTTATGGTATGGGTGCTTACGCTCTAGGCATGAATCTTGGTATTGCTACTAAAGATGCTAAGAAGCTTGTTGATGGTTACTTGAATGGGTTTCCTGAACTCAAGAAGTGGATGCTGAATTCTAAAAAGCAGGCTAAAGAACAAGGCTTTGTTAAAACACAAGTCGGTCGTATTCGCCACTTACCAAAAGTAAAAGCTATCTACGACAAGATCGGTGATGATCTACTTGATTGGAACATCAAAAAAGAGATGGAGCGTCAGTATGGAGTTGAAAGGATCAAGAACCTAAGCCGTGACTATATCAATGGACTTAACAATAGTTGTAACGTACAGATTCAAGGCCTAGCGGCTTCAATTGTAAACAGAGCAGCTCTAGCAATCAACCGTAAGTTTCAACAGCTCGGCATTAAAGGTTGGGTATGTGCTCAAATCCATGACCAGTTGGTAATTGAAGTAGATCATGATAGTGCAGAAGAAGCGGCCAGGATCGTCCAGGATTTGATGGAGAACACAACCAAGCTTAGTATTGACTTGAAAGCACCGCCTGCCCTAGCCCATAACCTTAGAGATGGTCACTAGTAGATATTTATTATTAAATTCGTACAAGTGGCAAATCTATTAATAGACCTACTCAAAAAAACTAGACTAGCACGTCCTGCTACAACCCCTTTTAAATACTATCCTAATGCAGGCCCAGCTAGAAGAGAAGGTCAAGCTTCAATAGATGCTTTAGCTTCTTTTGGTAGTGAACAACAAAATAATATACTACCAGGAATTACCCCTCCTCCAGCACCATCTACACCAGTATATCAAATTGGAGACAGCGCATTAGGAGGTAAAATAGCTTATATTCTACAACCAGGAGATCCTGGATATGTAGTAGGTGAACAACATGGATTGGTAGCTACAGTAAGTGATGTTTCTACTTCTGCTACTTGGGGTTGTGCTGGAGTACAAATAACTGGAGCAGATGGACAAGCTATAGGTGACGGTAACCAAAATACAATTGATATTATGGCAGAATGTGCCACTGCAGGAATTGCCGCAAGACTTTGTGGTGACTTATCACAAGGTGGTTATTCTGATTGGTATCTACCTAGTCTAGATGAATTAACACAACTCTACAATAATAGGGTAGCTATAGGAGGATTCGCAGCAGACTCATATTGGAGTTCTAGTGAGTTTACTGATAATAACGCTCTAACTAAAAACTTTTCTACTGGAAGTAGTTCACAAAGTGGTAAAGGTAACACTCTTCGAGTTAGAGCAATTAGATCGTTTTAATTGACTACAAAGATTTATTTCTCTACTATTTTACAGTTTCATATATTTATTAAGAAAGGTACTTGGTAGGCCTTTAGTTTTGAATCATTATTTAACCGTTCACCGTAAGGGAACACAAACTAAAAAGTATGAGTATATTTAAGCCATTCGAGCTGGATCCATTTGACCTGCTCTGGAGAGACTTGTTAGAAACACAATCTCATTTCTCTGCAATCACGCAGAAAGTAACACACCCAGTAGACATTTACGAAACAGAAGCCGGCATCCGATTTGAAATTGCCGCAGTAGGCCTTGACAAAGAAGACATCGAGATTCTTGTTGAAGGAGATCAACTACGTATCAAGTACGAAAAAGTAAGACCTATAGATCAAGAGGCTGCGATTTATCGTGGTATCAAGAGAGGTTCTTTCGACCTTAGTTGGAAGATTAGCTCTAAATTTGATCTAAACAAACTAGGAGCTAAATTAGACAAAGGACTCCTAACACTAACAATCCCTGTAGCTGAAGGAAAAGCTGTAAAGAGGATTGAACTAAAATAAGGTAAGTAGGCCTACCAAGTATCAAGTTATGTTTCAACGCTGTACTAATTTTATTAAAGTAAACGATGAACTGTTCCAAGTAGTTAAGATCTTTTCTGAAGAAAGGATCAAAGACTTCGAATTAGCGAAACAGTTCTTTAGAGCAGAGTCAGTCTTCAAAAGAGAAGGCTTACTCTATTTTTGTATTAAAATAATTGACCTAGAAGTTGTAAATTAAGCTTATGAATAAAATAACCCCTTTAAATGGCTATGTAATACTCAAGCCAATCGAAACACAAGAAGAAACATTTGGTAACATTATTATCCCAGACCTTGGTAAAGAAAGACCTGAAATGGGAGAAGTAGTTGATTCTTCTACAGTCTATAACTTTCATACAGACAAGCATGTAGAGTCTAAACTTAAACCAGGACAGACTGTGTTGATCCCTAAATTAGGATCACAGAGAATCGTTCTTGATGGACAAGACTACTTCATTTGTAAAGAAACAGATATATTTGCAGTAATTGAATAAAATAAACTATGAGCACAACTAAAAACGTTTTTGGAACTGAGCTTAAAGAAAAGCTCTTACAAGGTATAGAGAAGTTAAACAACTCTGTATCATCAACATTAGGGCCAGGTGGCCGTACTGTTTTGATTCGTGAACAATCAGGTGAAGTTAAGGTTACAAAAGATGGTGTGACTGTAGCGAAAGCCTTTCATAAATTAGAAGACGACATCGAAGATCTAGGTGCTCAACTTGTTAAGCAAGTTAGTATCAAGAGTGCAAATGAAGCAGGTGATGGTACTACTACATCTACTTTGATTGCAACTGAGCTTGTTAAGCAAGGTCTAAAAGAGATTCGTCAAGGTGTAAACGCTGTTGAGATCAAGAATGAGATCGACAACATTGTGAATCAAATTGTTGAAGAGATCAAAGAGTTAGCGACTGATGTATCATCAGAAGAACAGATTAAGCAAGTTGCGACTATATCAGGTAACAACGATTCGGAGGTTGGTAACTTGATTGCAGAAGCTATCGATAAAGTAGGCCGTGATGGTATTGTCACAATTGAAGAGTCTAAGTCAGGTGAAACTACTCTTGAAGTTGTAGAAGGTATGCAGTTTGATCGTGGTTACAAATCACCTTATTTTGTAACTAACAACACGACAATGCAAGCTGTGCTTGACAATCCTTATATCCTACTTTACGATGGTCGTATTTCAACTGCACAAGAGTTGTTACAAGTATTGACTAAGGCTAATTCTGAAAATAAGCCGTTGTTGATTATTGCTGAAGATATTGGAGACGAAGCATTAGCGACATTGATTGTTAATAAAATGCGTGGTATTGTGCAAGTGTGTGCAGTAAAAGCACCAGACTTTGGTGAGCGTAAGACTTTGATTCTAGAAGACATTGCTATCTTGACTGGTGGCCAAGTGATCTCTAAAGACAAAGGGTTGAAGTTAGACAAACTAACTACACAACAACTATCGCAGTTCTTAGGTACAACTCGTCTTGTTACTGTGTCTAAAGAAGAGACTACTATCATTGATGGTAAAGGCGAAGAGAAAGCAATTGCTAATCGTGCCATGGAGATCAAAGACCAGATTGATCAAGCTACTTCATTCTATGAGAAAGAGAAGTTGCAAGAACGTCTTGGTAAGTTGGTTGGTGGTGTTGCTATCATCTCTGTTGGAGGTAATAGTGATATCGAGATCAAAGAGAAAAAAGACCGTGTAGAAGATGCACTATTTGCAACTAAAGCAGCTTTAGCTGATGGTATTGTTCCTGGTGGTGGGGCCACTCTTTATCGAGTATCACTTAATCATAAACCAGAAGCTAACGCAAATGTTTCTATTGCTAGAGACATCGTTCGTAAGGCTTTGCAAGCACCATTTAAAAAGATCCTGTCTAATGCAGGTGTTGAAAATTGGTGGGATCTTGTACCTGGTGATGGTCAAGTATATGATGCTAAGAATCATAAAACTGTTAACGCGTTTGAATCAGGTATTATTGACCCAGCAAAAGTGGTTATCACAGCTCTCAAGAATGCATCTTCTGTTGCAGGCACAATCTTAACTACAGAATCAGTTGTGTTTGAGAAGAAAGACAAGGACGAGAAAGGACAAGACCCTATGATGGGTATGATGTAATATAAAATTAATCAGTTATGAAAGCAGCAGTAGTAGGTATGCTCAATAATGTTGGTAGTTCCACCTCTCACCATGGAGGTGGTTACTATCATGTTATGATGAACATACTTAAAGCACAACACCCAGGAGACTTACATTTTAATCCTGATCCTTCAACGTGGAATGAATATGAACGCATTTACATTCTAGAAGGCGTAAACTATCAAGAGAACATATTTAACTTTATAGGAGGGCCTCAGCCTGAGCATAGACAAAAGCTTGAAGCTATGGCTAATTACAAAGGGATTGTTATTGCAGTAAATGTACCTATTGATCTAAACGTATTCAATAAGAGGTTTGGTGTAGACCATGTATTTCCAGCTATCAATTGTATTGACTACGCTAGACAGTATGGTAATACTACAAGAAAGTTAGTCCGTGGTGATTCACATTCACTCAGTGTATGGAAGCCAGGTTTTGGTTTAGATAGAACTGATGGTAAAACTTTGTTCGGCTTCTTGAAAGAGTCAGACCAATTAATCGAAGAGTGGAACAGTAAGTATGACGAAGTCATTTTATATTTCGGCAATATAGATTGTAGATTCCATCTAATGAGACAAGAGAATCCTGAAGCTGCTACAGGTGAATTATTTAGACGTTATGTTGAGTTCGCTAAGAAACTAAACAACGCAACTCTAGTTAATTTGCTTCCGGTTGAGCATGAAAGTCGTAAATTACCTGGTACAGGTTTGTATCTTAAACAACCTTACTTTGGCACAAGATCAGAACGTATGCACTTAAGAGACATTGCTAATAGGATCATGAACAACTCAGATATTAATACACTACAATGGCCAGAGGAGTGGGTAGATGGAGATGGTATGAAGATGTTTGAGTATATGGAACCTAAACAATCTGTACACTTGAAGCCTCGATATTATATGTTCACTACAACTGTAATTTTTAAATAATGCAGAAATTCATAATCAACGAAAAGCTGTTAGAAGCATTAGACGAATACGATAAGCGTAGTCTATTAATGCAACAACATGGTAGCTTAGGTCTACCTTACGAAGGTGATTTGTACGAAGACGTCAACGACGATCTAATCTATCATGTACCTATTTATGACACAGCTCATCGTAGGTTCGCTGCATTCTGTGCTTTTACTGAAGCAGTATGGTATAAAGAGAAAGACTTGAGAGGCATGGGCCATCACTTTTCTAGTCATGATATCAAAGACGACTTTGACTGGTTCATGCTATTCTACTTGTTTAGACTATGTGGATCTGGCATTAACTACGTACCAAGATATAAGAAGGATCACATTAAGGACATATTAGGGACGCACGGCTTCGGTAACTTCTGGATCGTAGATTCTATATTGAAGAACAGATATACATGGCCAGAATGGAAAGAAGACCTTAGAAACCGCATCACACCATTCACAGATAACAAAGGCTACTTACTTCCTCAGTTCACATTTGAAGGCGAAACTCGTGGCCACTTAAGAAAGTTTATTCTAGACTACTCTGAAGGATTAGTTAGGCATCTATTTGAAGCAGTCCAAACTAAAAGATACGACATTTATCAATTGACTGATCTAGGAAACGACTACTTAAAAGACCTTGGATTCAAGAGACAAAACTTTGTACTAACTGCATTCGCAGCTGATATAAGTGAGTATTTTCCTAACTATGTTAACCCAAAAGGTTGGGTTTATGCTGGAACTAATGCTATTCGTTGTATCAATGCAATCTTTCCTAAGGTAAGCTCTAGAGTAAAAGAGTTCGAGTATATCAATGAGGTATTACAATTCTTATCTAACAGATACAATCTAAACCCTATTGATTGTGAAGATAGTCGTGCTTGTGACGTTGTGCGCTACTTTCAAGAGTATCAATCAGACGATCACATCATTAAGAATAATGGTCGTAGAATGCACAATAACTCTATATTGAAACAGACCTGGGGTCTAGACACATACTATGACTTCGCTAAAAGACTAAAATAAAAAATAAAAATCATGAAAAAACTATTTCAAGACTTATCAAAACTAATCAAAGACAATTGGAAAGCAATATTGACAATTGTTATTATTTTAGGAATACTCTCAAGCTATTCTGAAATAAAAAAAGGAATTAATGATGGATGGTTCGAATATGAATCAACTGAAGAAACTCTCGAAGATATTAAATCTGACAAAGCAGTAAAAATTCACCAAGGATCTTTTGCTTTCTGTGGCGCATCAGGAGCAATCCCTACAGGAAAGAAGATTATTGTACAAGGTAAAGAGTATGATGAAGGGTGCGCAATATGTCCTGTACTAGATGGACCATCTATTTCCAATTTAGCAATGCAAGGAATCAGTGGAACTTATGGACAATTTAATGTAAGCGAAAACTTCCAAACACCTGATGGAACAGATAAAACTGTATGGTCCTTATTTTGGTACTATGATTCAACAAAATTGATACCTCAATTTAACCCATCAACAAGTGAGTGGGAACTATTACCGCCTGTAAATCGTGCATTTGTTATAAACCTTGACTCCGCAAGTACAAGTGAAAGCAATATGTTTGCAATGCCAGGTGTTATTTTCGATACAACATCTTCAGGTATTGTATTGGCAAAAGTATATGGACCTCTTAATGAAGCAGCAGTGCCACTTCGTAAAGCTATCCCTGTTAAATCAGGAATGACATCTATAACTGCTGCTAAAGAAGGTTTTCCTTATCCTGTAGGAACACCTGTACCTATTAGTCAATTGAGTAAAGATCTTCAAGATAAAAAACAGTAGTTAATGTTTGTAAACAAAGCAACAGACCAATCTAACTTAGACATGTCAGATGGTAGAGACTTAAACTACTATCTTGAAATGACAAAGGACTATAAGCCAGACTTTGACTTTAAGTTGAAACAAGTTGAAGGGTTTACTATTATAGACGATGGTGAGTTTCAATACGGAACTAAAGCCAAGATGGGTGACTTTATGATCAGTCAAGTAAAAGAAGACATATTAGTTTACGTTGCCCCTAGAACAGGCTACGCTCCATACTCATTAACATATCTTGCAAAGAAGTACAACAAGAAGTTAGTGTTGTTTATGCCTGCTTCAAAAGAAGCATCTGAACATCAGTTACGTGTAATTGAAGATGGAGCCACACCTATCTTCTTAAAAACACCAGCAATGCCTACTATTAACGGTTGGGCAAAAGAGTTTGCACAAAAGATTGGTGCAAAATATCTACCGTTTGGTCTTAAGCATGAACAAGTAGTAGCAGGAGGAGTCAAGATATTTCATGAAGCTTTCAAGAACATGAATATAGAAACAATGTGGTCAGTGTTTTCAACAGGAGTTCTATCAAGAACTTTACAGATAGCACTTCCTCATGTAAACTTTAATGCGGTTGCTGTTGCAAGAAATGTACAACCAGGTGAACTTGGTAGAGCTAAATTCTATACATACCACAAAGAGTTTCTAAAAGAAGCAGACGTTGATACTCCATTTGATTGTATCAAAACCTATGACGCCAAAGGTTGGGACTATATGAAACGTTATGGCCACTTAGGAGATTGGTTCTGGAACGTTGCAAGAAACATGCCTAAGCCCACAATTAAGCCAAGTGACATAGACTCTCAAAGAGAGTGGGGTGACAAGAGTGACATCACTAAGTACTTAGGCGAATGATTTTACCATTTACCCAATCTGTTTTATATTTATTCCATGAATATACTAGAACAAGCTAACGAGATCATCTATAAGAGATCCGAAGAGAAGGCTCGTCAATATGGGCCAATGCAAGAAGGTATGCAAGAAGCTGCCAAAATTGCATCGTTATTAAGCAGAAAAGACATAACAGCAGTCGATATGTACAACTGCATGATCGCACTGAAGTTGTCGAGACAAGCTTACAATCACAAAGAGGACAACCTCTTAGATTGTGTTGCTTACATTGCTTCATTAAATGACTATCAAAATGCTATTCACAATGAAAGTACAAAAGTTACGAGACGTAAAAACACCAAATAGAGGCACCTCTGTATCAGCAGGTATTGACTTCTATGTGCCTGAAGACTTTGAAACAACAGTCTTAAAACCAGGCCAATCAGTATTAATCCCTTCAGGAATCAAAGCACAAGTGCCAAGAGGCTATGCTCTAATTGCATTTAACAAATCAGGTGTTGCTACTAAGCAAGGTCTATCTGTTGGTGCATGCGTAGTTGATGAAGACTATGAAGGCGAGATCCATCTTCACATGGTTAATATATCTGACAAAGATCAAACTGTAGCAACAGGCCAAAAGCTTGTACAATTTGTATTGATCCCAGTATGTTACTTTGATGTTGAAGAAGTAGAAGAGCTTGCTAACAGAAACACTGAAAGAGGATCAGGTGGATTTGGATCAACGGGTTTATAAAATATTAACCGCGTAATATGAAAACAGCAATGCAAATATTGATTGATGAAATGACAAGTTACCTAGTTGTACACGAATCACCAGAAGCAAGAGAAGTACTAAGGATATTAAAAGCATCAGCTATAAGAAAATACAAGAAAGAAGAAAGGGAGCAGATAAGAAGAGCATATAATCAAGGTAGATTTGTAGAATCTCACAGTATTAAAGCAACAGAAGCAACAGAATACTATAACCAAACTTATAACTAAAACATGAAAAACTTTTCAATTAGCGAACTCGCTATTTTAATTATGTGTGTAATTTGTATCTTCGTAAGCGAATACATTTATTTAACACAAGGAGATGCTTTAAAAGCAATTTTTATTGGTCTATGGCCTCCAACCATTTTAGGACTACTAAACTACTTTAACAGTAAAAGAAAGTAATATGCAGAATCTGGATATTATAGTTTTGTCAAGTGTTGTCGCTATACTTTTTGTAGTGTTCATAGTATCTATTGTAAAAGAAATTAATAGAACTGAAGCGCCTAAAGGAGAAGAAAATAGCCCTAGAGCTAAAGCAATTAAGAGAATAGGCAGAGTATTCGATTCACAATAACTTAAAACTAAATGAATAAGCTAGACAAAGTATTCATTAACATAGCAAAAGAAACCTCTACTCTGTCACACTGCGTTCGATCAAAAGTCGGCGCAGTTTTAGTTAAAGATGGTAACATTATCTCTTTTGGTTATAATGGCACTCCTGCAGGTATGCCTAATGACTGTGAAGAAGACAATGTTACTTTTCCTCATGTGATTCATGCAGAGTCAAATGCTATTATCAAGGCCGCTAAAACCGGAAGTGCAGTAGATGGGTCTACTTTGTACTTAACACTTAGCCCATGTTTAGATTGCTCTAAACTTATACTGCAATCAGGAATCAAACGTGTTGTATATTTGAATGAATACAGAAACACTGAAGGCATCCACTTTCTTAAACAATTTATACAAGTAGAGAAGTATGAAATACAATAACGCAACTGACGCTTTTGAATTATTGTTCAAAGACATTATTGCAGATGGTGTTGATTTTGCTGGCACTAAAGCATTGTTCAATCAATCATTTACACTGCTTAACCCAGATGACAAAGTTGTAACTACTCCTCAACGTAAGTTCAACAAAGACTACGCAGACTATGAGTGGGCATGGTATCTAGAAGGTAATCGTGATGCTTCAGAAATAGCTGAGCGTGCCAAGATCTGGAAACAAATGATGGTACCAACTACTACAGAAGTAAACTCTAACTATGGCTACTTCTGGAAGTACAACGATCAGCTTAAACGTGTGATCAACGATCTCAAGCTTAACAAAGAAACACGTAGAGCAATTGTAGTTCACTACATACTACACGAGCTTGATAGATATAAATACGACACACCGTGTAACGACGTACTTAACTTCTATATCAAAGACGACAAGTTACATCTAACTGTGTTTGCTAGATCTATTGACCTTGTATTCGGCTTCTGTAATGATCAATACACATTTGCTAAGCTAATGGAGTATG